CAGGATCAATGTGAAGTTGTTTAAGTTGTTCAGCGTTTATCATTCAACAGGTCTCTCATCTGGTTATACGAGTCTACGCAAGCGTTCAAAGCGACAGTATTCTTATCCCCTTGGGCGACTATTTCTGCGATGGCGTCGATTGTTGCTCTTTCGGCATCAGAAGGTTCATTAGTCTGTCTGTCAGATTGGCTGGTTGCTTTTGAATCTGCGCTGGTAGAGGAGGAATTTGAGGCGGTTTGTAAGTTACTTGGGGGGCAGAGGCGCAACTTGCCAGCACGATTGGCAACAGCAAGAGCAGTAGTTTTTTTGTTGATAGCATCATTGGCTTCCTGAAGTTTGGCAGATTGTTGAAAAAGTTTTTCAGTCATGTTTTGCTCGATCTTACGAGCTTCATCATTCTTTTGAGCAATGGCTATCTTCATGTCGTTATCACGCTCTAGCCATCCATAGTGGTGTCCAACTTGGTATGTACCAAAGAGAGATACCAAAGCACCCACAATAAGCCAAGGTAAAGGTATTGGAAACATTATTCAGCCTCTTTTCTTGCTTGTGCTAATTCTTCACGCTCTTGGTCATCTTCTAGGTGGTCAGGAGGCGTAGTCGGAGGAGGGCCAGGTGTCCATGATTCATCCAACTCAGGGTTCTTCCAAACAGGCATTGCACCGAATGGTTGACTAGGCAAACCATACGCAGATTGCGGAGGGGCATAGGACGAGTTAAAACCGCCCATAGAGCCTCCATAGCCCATTGGTTGACACATTGGTTGCGTTGGAGGATTAAACGCTCTGGCGGCACTTGACATAGCCCGTTTGCCAATAACTCCACCGATACCGCCAACGATCAAAAGAACAATGTCGTTCAGCATCTTGGTATAGGCTTGGTCAATCGGGGCCATACTTTTGATTGGCTGAGTGACAAAAGTCACAGAGTAGAGCAGAGAAATAACGATAAATGTGAGAATAAGTGTGACTGCAATCACAACAAATGCCCAAATTCTTACCTCAATCTCTTCAGTTGTTAGCTTTTGTTTCTGGTTGAATATCATTGATTTTTTTCTCCAAGATTGGGGCAACCAAGTACTCAGGGCAAGTCTGAGTGAACTGGCATCTAGGTTTCTGACATTGTTCAGCATGGAAATTATCAGGGTTTTGGCAAAAATAGCGATATTTCTCATCACAACCATGTAGCATAAAAGCTACAAATACAAGTAAGTACTTCATTTACCAAGACCAACCTTTCCAAGTAGAAGATTGACAATTCTGTCAGACAGATCATCAGGTAAGAACTTCAGAAAACCCAAGAAATACAAAGCCACCATCCCGTAAACGAAGATTTTTAAGCACAAGTCAAAGGTCTTCTGATACTCATTCACCGACCACACCTTCTTGTTGCTTCACAGAATGTCATCAACTCATTGACACCAATAAAGACTAGAAACAAAACAAAGCAGACTCCACCGATTGCCAAGCCAATCTCTAGTTGTTCTTGCTCTTTCGCTTTGGCTGCTTTCTCTGCTTTCTTTAAAGCACTTATCTCTTTAGCATCTGCCAAGTCCATCTCTGCTTGACGGGCTTTAATCTTCTGCCATACATCAATCTTTCCTGTCTGCATGAAGAGCATCTTTAACTCTTCCTCAAACGCTCTAGCCTGTTCAAGAGCCATCTCAATCTGGAGGGCAGTCCCCATGTTTGAGCCTTTGCCAGACTGTTTAGCCTGAAGCATGGCTTTTGTAGCTACAGACTTAGCGTCAAATAGCTTACCAATCATGGGCGCAAGACTGCCTAGGTCATTGGCAACATTAGCTGCCTTCTTGACCATGCTGATTGCTGACTGTATGCCAGCTAGAGCCGTTATCGGATCAATCATTTCTTTCTCTCCCACTTAATGCAAACAACCTTTCGGTTGTAAACATCACCAGTCCAAGTCCACTTAATACATCGGTACTCTATGGTTGCCGCCAAGAGAAAGGCGATCACGGAAATGCCCAAACAATAATATAACTACAAAATATTGCAAAACAAAGAACTAGGACTGCTACTGAGATAGCAAACAGTCCGTCTTTCATTTATTGCTCCACAGGAGCAGGTTGTTGTTGACGCAATGCTTGCTCTTGTAACAAGGCAGCAAGTTCATCTTCACCAGCAGTTGCTTGTTCTTGTGTTTGAACAGTAGGTTGCTCTGCACTAGCCATTCGTGGGCCTAGTCGAGCAGTTGTTCCTACTGCAAATCTAGTGACAGGATTTGCATTCTCCATTTTTGTCAAATCTGAGAGAACATTTGCAGACCTTGGACTTAAAGCAGCAGTCTTTAAGAATTGAGCACCTTCAGGAGTAAGCAAAGCCTTCATTAGTTGATCTTCGTTCAAGCCACCCTTAGTAAAGGAATTGACAATATCCAAACCAAGTTGACCAACCTTAGATGTTGCATAACCACCCGCAGCACCCAAAACGGCAGATGCCTCACGAACAGTCTCGCCACCAATAATGGGGGGATTTGTTGGTTGAGCAACACTCATCTTCCTAGTCATCAATTCAGCATCTTTCATGCGACTGCCAAACTCTGTGGCATTAGTACCTAAAGCAGTAACCAAAGCATCTCTGTCCACAGTATTAAGACCACGCCAGTTCTTAGCCATCAACTCTAAGTTAACAGTCTCTACGCCAAGAGCATTTGGTGTTCTAGCCTTGCTTACGAAGTCATCAAAGATTTGCTTGTCAAGGACAGATAAAGCAGCAGCATCGGTGTTATCAATCCAAGAGCGCATTGATGCCCTTTGATTAGGAGTCAATGCTTTGTAGGTAACCAAAAGTTCTTCAGGAGACACTTCTGCAAGTGTTTTGTTTTGCAGATAAGCTGGCATACCCTGAGAGATTGCTTCACGATAAGCGGTGCTTGACTTCTCAACACGATTACGGGCTTCTGACAATAAGTTCAAAGCCGCTTTATCATTGCCTGACGATGTTTTAATAGCGTTTCTTAAATCCTCTTTCATGCCACCAAAAATAGCACTAGAGATAATTCGCTCATCAGAAATAGACAAGTCTTTAATCAGGTTGTCGCCAGCCGATGCTTTCTTGCCAAACTCTGACAAAACACCCTGAACTTGCTCAACAGTGCGTTTGTTTGTCATCTCTATAGGGCCAGTAGCACCCCTTAAAGCAACTTGTTCTGGGTTAACAGGAACTTCTGTAACCAAACGCTCCCTAATATTTCGCAGTACCTGAACAGCACGATCAGCATTTGGTGTTGTTTGTGCAGAATATCTAGCAATTAGGTTGTCAATGTTTGCCAGTGTGGTAGATGGGTCAACCAATGGAAGATTTGCCCCATAACCCTTAGCTTTCTCGAATAAACCAGTAGATTTACTGTCTCTAATAGCTTCAAGTTTGTTCTGAATAGCTTGAATAACACCAGTTTTTGCCTGTTCTTGGGTCAAAGCAGCAGCTTTAGGCTCAATACCCAATACGGCTTTCTTGGCAGCACCTTCATTCAAAGCGGTAATTAGCTCTAGATACTTTGGCGACCTAGAAAGTCTTGCAATGTCAGCGGCAATAACAGGGTCAGATGATGCTTGACCACGCAACATAAACTCTTCAAATATGTTCTTATCGCCTTCAGGAAGCAATTTCTTGTATTCATTGATTTTGTCTTGTTGACCTTTGGCACTGTAACCACGAACACCACCCACTACCAAGTATGGCAAGGTTTGCATGGTTAACTGAGCCATAGGGCTTTCAGGGGCGACTTGTTGAGACAATAGACCCAACGTACCTGCGGTAGTGAATTCAGCACCCGCAGTTCTAGCAGGAGTTCCTAATCTAAACAAACTACTGCCTGGTGCTACTGCCGACATTACTGCCGCAGGGCCACCAGCCTGACCCATTTGGTACAGACCTTTATAGCCCTCAATTTTCATCAAGTCAGGGCCACCAACATTATTGATAGCGTTAACCAAACCAACGCTAGACAGAGGATTTGGTTCTTTGCTCTTCTTGATGTAATCGTAAAGGTTTCCCCAACCGCCAAGAATGTCAATAACACCCTTAGTAGAGCCTTTTAAAAGAGATGTAACAGCCCTTTTAACCTCTTCTAGAGTAGTTGTTTCTTTAGGTTCTTCAAGAACACTACGAACACCACCAGTAACACGACCAGAGCGTCTTTCTCTTTCAGCAATCAGTTCTGCTAATGAATCAGCCATGCTTTACCTCTTATCGTGGTTGTTGAGCTTGTGCGGCTCGAATTTTTGCTTCAAGTTGCTCATTTGTTAAGCCAGAATAAGGTCTTGGCTGACTAGGCGCAACAGACATTGGAATCTTAGGCTCAAAACCTGACAGACCTTTTTTCTCACGAGCGTAATTTTCAAGTCTGATTGATTCTTTAACAATCTCTTGATTCTTATTTTGCATGAATGAGATAAGTTGTCTACGGGCGGCAGGATTTGTCTCAAGCTGAGGGATAAGTCCCTGAATGAACTCACGATCCGCATTAGAAAAGCCAGAACCCAACTTGCCACCAAGTGTTTGCAAAATAACATCACCTGCAACTTTTTGGTATTCCTGACTAGACACAAGTCTATTAGTATCAGAAGGAGCAGCCAAACCAAGAGTTACCAACAAATTGGTAGCACCAACACGACCTGTTGCAAATTGTCCTGTAATCAATTGATTGTCAGGCAATGAAGCAAGTTTATTGAGTGAATTGATTGTAGAAACAGCCGTATCACGCAATGTAATAGCCGCATCAACACGTTCAGCGTCTTTCTTGCCGAGAGCCTTAACAAACTCGGACTCACCTTCAGGCAATTTAACACCAAGGCTAGTTTTAGCAGTAGTTCTGTCAACACCGCCTGTAAACGGCACACGAACTTGTTTGCCAGACTCATCTTTCTTATAGATAAATTGTAGGTCGTTGTTGACATCTAAATAAACAGGCTCTCTACTAGTTTCTGCAACACCAATTTCTTTAATGTTTGCACCAACTTGTTTTGCCTTATCAGTCAAACGAGCAAGTTCAGTGGCATATTTTTCATCAAATGCAGCAGAACCTTGAGGCCCAGCGGTCAAAGCTAATGCTATTGCATTCTTTTGCTCTGGAGTAGTCGCTTCAGGCTTCTCTTTGCTTGTAAGTTCTGTTAGTTTCTGTTGGTATGCACGATTAAACTCAGGAGAACCAAACTCACCAATAGTTCCTGCATAAGCAAGAGCATTACGCACTTCAGGCGTTCTCTTCTCTTCTGTACGTTGTTGAGCCAAAGCCATCTCACTTTGAGCCTTACGAGCATATTCTGCAAGAGCCATAGCACCCTGATTGTCTCCAATTTGTGACAACATCTGAGCGCCTTTTAGAATCGACTTAGGATCAGTCTGGTCTATCTGTTGAGCAATAGAGTTTCTAGCACTAATCATCTTTAGTTGTGGGTCTTCAATACCCAAAGCACCACCAATAGCGTTACCAAGCCCTCTAGCACCACCATAAGTCAATGCCGCCCCACGAGATGCGGGGTCTAGTTGAGCAAGAGTAATACCTTCTTGCAAAGCACCAACACGTTGTTGTTCACCATACATTTGGGGGGTTAAACCAAATAAACCCGCTACGATATTATCTGCCATGATGAATCCTTAGGAAAATAAGCCACCAATTGCTTGCCCAAATGCGGGAGAAGCACCTAGTCCACTTAGTAGTGTTGAATAGGGGTTAGTTGTTGCTGCATTACCAGTAGCCAATCGTGTACTGAACTCAGCACCTGACAGACCTAAACGACCCACGTTAGCACCTGCTGTAGCCGCTTGTTGACCAAGTTGTGCGCCTAGCATCAAAGGTTGTTGTGCCGCAGTCTCAAGACCTTGAACTTGTCCCAAAGCAGTCGTGTAAGGCGCATAAGCGGCTTGTTGACCACCATAGTATTGACCCATAGTCTGTGCGCCAGTACCAAGCAATCCCGCACCAAATGCGACATTTTGTTGTCCATACTGTTGAGCATTAGCCGCCAATTGAGCTTCTTGTTGCGCTCTAGCGTTATACAAAGCCTGTAGTTCAGGAGTAGTAGCACTCAAAGCACCACCTTGAGCAACCGCTAAACCACCACGGCCTTGTTGTTGGAGTCTGTTTTGCAGATTAGCCAACTCTAGTTCACGACCAGGTTGCAACAAAGCCATCTGCTGATTGAGATAGTTTTGAGCGACATCTTGTGGGTTTTGAGCAATATATTGATTGCCAAGGTTAAACAAGTTCTGTGCGCCTGTTTGCAAAGGAGCAAACTGTGCTTGTGCGCCTTCTGCTTGCTGTAAACCTTGTTCAGCTAATGCTACTAATCTGTCTTGAGCATTCTTAGCTTCAGGGCTTAATGTGTATCCTGCGCTTGTCAATTGACCTGTTCTTGGATCGACTTGGAATTGAGAAGTTCCAAAACGAGTGGTCATGCCAACGGGTCTGAAGGCAGCCGCTTGTTTAGCAGCAGCAGTCTCGGCATCAATCATCTGTTGCGCTCGTTGAGCCGCTTCACGAGATGTTTGTTGTTGGAGAAGACCTGCACCAGTAGTCAAACCACCCGATAACAAAGCACCTATCTGAGCCGCAGTAAGACCTGATGTAGGTATTGTTGTAGGAGGTGTTGTTGTAGGAAGAGTTGTCAATGCACCAGTTCCTAATGTTCCCGCACCAACACCAGTTGTTAAAGCACCAGTAACACCTGTTCCTGCTCCCGTCCCCAATAAAGTTGTACCAAGTCCAGAACCTGCAAGAACGCCTGTTCCTGTCAAAGCACCAGTTCCTGTTCCAAGCAAAGTAGTACCAAGACCAGAACCCGCCAAAACACCAGTTCCTGTTAATCCTGTTCCTGCTGTAATTCCTGCACCAGTTCCTGCCGCACCTAAACCTGCACCTGTAGTGCTAAGACCAAGACCACCTGCACCTGCGGTTATTCCAGTTCCTGTTCCCATTCCTGCAACAGTACCGCCTAAAGCACCCGTCAAAGCACCAGTACCGCTACCACCTGTTAGGTTGGTCAATGTACTTGTCAAAGCACCAGTAGTTAAAGAGTTGGCAAGAGCAGTTGCTCCCGCAGTACCACCCGCACCACCAAGAGCTAAGTCTAGTTGAGCCAACTCAGCCATTGTTAGACCAGTTGAACCAACAGTAGCAGCACCACCTAATGCACCTGCGCCACCAAACAATCCTGCACCATAACCCCCTGCTAAAGCAGCTAGAACTACAGGGTCTGTAAGGGCTTGTCCTAATCCCTCTAAAAATGAACCCGCAACTTTTTGAGTTTTGCCAGTTCCTACAAATGTTCCATCTGCACTATATTGTTGAATCTCTGAACCAACAGGCGCACGATAATTAGGATCGCCAGTAGTTTTAGATGTATAAATAGTCTCAAGATTACCGATTTGCTGATCTTCACCAGAGCCAATAACTCTATATTCGGGTGCAATAATCGTATCACCAAGGGTTATTGTTTGACCTTGAGGAACAGTAACCGCCACTCGGGAAACAACCTCACCCACATCTAACCCAACAGCTTGAGCCATCTGAGCAGGAGAAACCCCGTATTGCTGCATAGCCGCAACGATCTGGGCATCAGTCATGCCTGGATTAGCAAGCAAAAAATCTACAATTTGTGCGCTAGTTACAGCCATGATTGCTCCTTATTGTGGCTCAACAGGCCAAGTAATTGTCCAAGGGAAACCACTTTGCAAAGGAACATCTCTCAATGCTTGGCAGTAGTCTTTCGTAGATTTGGGAATGAGTGACTTCTTCGGTCATACATTATGCTGGAGGAGTTTCTTCGGTAGGAGTCTCAGCAGGTGTCTCAACAACTGGAGGCTCAACATATGTAGCTTGAACATACTGCCAAGTGAGTGGCAACCCCACCCAGTTAACATGATTCCATACCCACTTAGCTGTTTCATTCTCATCAGGAGGCGCAACAGAAGTGGAGTAAGGAACTTCAGTTTCTGAAGTGCCACAATAAAGACCAGAGATTTCAAATTTGTAGTACATGGTTAATCCACCCTTACATATGTTGCTGAGTTAGCTTGTATTGGAGTAATAGCAGTTGCACCAGTTCGGTAAAAAGCACCACCAGTAAGTACGTCTGACCTAAATACTTTTGGTGCATTAGAATCACTTAGACTTTGACCAGTTTGAAATGCAATTCCACCACCATCAGGTGTTAAGTAAACATTAGCACCTTTCCAATTTCCACCATTATTGCTTCTTAAAAACTGACCCATTGTCCATGTAACACCTCCATCGGCTGTACTCATATATGCGCTATATCCTGTTTGCTCGCTGTATCCAATCATTGATACTACATTTGAATCAAAACTAATAAGTCCAGGCCCAACATAACCACTTTGAGATTTAATTGTAAAAAGATAAGGTAGTGATGCTATTGTCCAAGTAACCCCATCTGATGAAATTAAAACTTGGGCTTGGTTAATGATTGGCATATAGAATCTGTTTGCATCACACATAACTAAGGCTTGCCTACCTAGTGTTCCTATTGGAAGCGTAGAAGCTGTCCACGAAACACCATCGTTTGTGGAATAAAAAATTGTACTACTGTCGTTAGAAGCAACTAATGTGCTTCCACGATAAGCCAACCCACCTGAAATATTGTCAGAGGGTAATGCTCTATTTGCTGACCAAGTTGCACCTGAGTCTGCTGTATAGTAAGCAGGGTATCCGCTTGTAGTCCATATCACCAACTTTGCAGGGTCTGTTTGGTTGTATTGCAAATAATAAGCTGATGGGTCTGGTGCTGCTGCAAAAGTACAGGCAGCCCAAGTAATACCACCATCAGTTGAATAGCGATACGCTGTTCCAACATTAAAGTAGCAGTTATTACCATTACGATAAAATTGAATATTTACAGTTTTAGCTTGAGCAGTTGCACCAATAACAGCAGTTGTGTTATTACCACCCCATGCTAGTCCATCTGTTGACAAAGACACCACATAGTTTGTTGCACCAGGCCCAATCAACAAAAATCTAGCACCACACCAGAACACGCCAAATTGTGCATAAGATGTTACGCTTCTTCTCCATCCAGAATGACCGCAAACTAAGGCTGCACCGCTATTAACTTCAGATGCAATTGCTATTGTTGAGCCATCAGCAGCAAAAGTAGGAAGTCCAGTTACAGAACCAGAAGTCCAAGTTGTTCCGTTTGTTGTGGTGTACGCATTTAAAGCAGTTGCAGATGTAAAAGTGTAAGAAAAGATTGTTGTGTCATTACTAGCAACGACACCATTTCCACCAGAAGTATCACCACCTGTTCTAATACTTGTTTGCCCTGTAGCCACAGCTTGCAGACCAGCAGAGGTAACTACGCCTACGCCTACAGCAGTAGAAGCCTGATAAAGTGATGGAACAACACTTATGTTACTTGCTGGTATTCTTGCTATAGGATAATTTGCATACATACCAAATCCAGCATACGATAATGCCAAAGAACTTTGACCTATAACTGTCGGAATAACAGCAGTCCCTGCATTAGCAAGATTTGTTCTTGCCGTTGCACTCAAGTTACTAGCTTCTGTTGATTGTCCAGATTTTAACCACTTACTTGTACCAGCATTATAAAAAATAGGTACTCCGCTTAAATCTCTAATTTCACCAATAGAGAATCTATCAAGTGATTGTGGCTCAGGGGTTGTAGTATTGCGTCCCATTTAATTACTCCTCGTATCCGTAAACTGTTACAGATGTACTAGCTACATCCGAATAAACAACAACATTCTTAGTGGCCTGAGCAACAATACCTGTACGCTCTAAAATACCACCATTGGCTAAGACTTGTGCGCCATACTCAATGTATTCTGCATTGCTTGGAGTACCAGTAGCACTAATTGCAATTCGTACAGTAGCAACAGAACTATTACGATTAACAATGTTAATGCTGAATGTTCCTGTCTTTGCACTCGGTACTGTATAAACAGTTGTATTGGTAGCTGCACTTGGTGCAGACTGACCTAAGATTCCTGTAGCCATTGTTAAGTTCTCCTATTAAAATCCAGCAAAGAAATATGCTTTTCCGTTTGAAAAGCCTACCGCAGCATCTGCCCAAACTGGCGCATTTCCACTACCTGCTGAAGTAATAATTTGACCAGCATTACCTGCTGTCCCACTCAATTGTAAACCAGTAGTGATATTTGGGGTAGTCAAAACTGGTGCAGTTAGTGTCTTGTTTGTCAGGGTTTCTGTACCTGTCAAGGTAGCAAAGCCACTAGCAGTAAATGCCGCCTGAGTCCATGCCGATCCTGTCCACACATAAAGAGTGTTTACTGAGTTGTTCCAGTACAAAGCACCCGTTAGGAGAGCATTTCCATCATTGTCAACAGTAGGAACAGAAGACTTAGAACCTAAGTATCTGTCATCAAAAGAGTCATAACTTGCCGCTGCCGATGTTGCACTAGCTGCCGCATTTGTCTCACTTGTAGAGGCATTTGAGGCACTTGTTGAAGCATTGGAAGCACTTGTTGCAGCATTAGAAGCAGAAGTAGCCGCAGCAGTTGTTGAACCAAAAATCGAATCTATTTCAGTTTTGGTATAAGCATTTGTAATGTTATAGCCACCAATAGTCGTAGGATTCGCTCCTGCCGTAGCACGACCATAAGCATCAAAAGTGACAGATTGGTAAGTGCCTGGCGTTACACCAGAAGATGCCAAATCAATGTTGTCCGAATTGACAACAATACGGCTAGAAGATGCAGTTCCTACATTGAGAGTATTACCTGTCTTTGTAAGACCATCACCCGCAGTAATCTGACCTGCACCTGAGAACTGCGCCCATGTAATAGATGTGCTTCCCAATGTGCCACCTGCATCTATCGTGCAGATAAAGCCAGAGTCAGCATTAGTTGTGCCTTTTTCAACAAAGGTAAAAGCCGCTACCAACTCAGCATAAGTGTCTGCATCGGTTGTGCGTGTCCAAGAACCTGTTGCACACAAGTAAATACCATTCTGTGAGGCAGTAGATTGGTCTTTAACCAAGACCCGATCACCCGCAACAATCGAGATGCCATCAATGGTTTGTGCGCCAGACAATGTAATGTTTGCAGTAGTCGCCGCCACCACAGAGGCTTTGGCATCAATACCTTGAGCTAGTGCATCCACATAACCCTTGGTAGCCGCATCAGAATCGTTTGTGGGGCTTGCCAAACCAGTAATGGTTGCCGATGTACCACTATCCATGTCCAATGAGCCAGAGATGGTTACATTGTTGAATGTAGAAGTTCCAGAGGCAGCAGTTACGTTACCTGTGACATTGCCTGTCAGGTTACCTGTGACGTTACCAGTAACTGCACCTGTGTGTGTTCCTGTTGTATTTCCTGTTACTGCACCTGTCAATGGGCCACTAAAGCCTGTGGTAGCAGTGATGTTTGTGCCAGTAATAGCAAGGGGAGAAGAACCACCAATAACCGCACCATTGATTGTTCCCGCACTAATAGCGGCAGAAGCAATCGTAGCGGCAGTGCTAACAGTAAGGTTGGTAAATGTTCCTGCTGCGGCAGTAGTTCCACCAATCACAGCACCATTTATCGTACCCCCTGTAATTGTGGCAGAGGAGTTATCTGTCTTTGTAGCTATGGCAATAGCGATGTTATTGAACTCTGTATCAATCTCAGTACCTTTGACAATCTTTTGGGGATTACCAGGCGATAAGTTATCTTTGGTTGCAAAGTTAGTGGATTTTGAATAATTGCTCATGGTTTATCCTATCTTGCCTTCTTTGGCTTGAATTTCAATTTTCTGAATTGACAACTGAGTGCCATTGATTGTGGCTTCATAACCAGTTTGAATAATCTTTCCAGCACTTGATGCGTTACTCGTCAGTGCTTTAATTGGAATGCCACTTGTAAAATCTGCAATTCCATACTCACCAATTCCATACTCAAAACTAGCTTGAGTTGGAATAAGGACGTTTTCTGATTGATAAGCACCAGAGTAATCAAAGCCCCATTTGATTGTGAGAAATTGATTAGAACCACCAATCACAATTGCTGTAATTGATTTCAAAATAGAAATCTGATTAGGGTTTCCCAAGTCAGCATTGTTTGTGTAATACAAGAATCGGTAGCTTAAAGTGTCATCTATATAGCCGCCATACTTCCCAATGTAGCCATTCTTGCCAATGTATAGATCACCATTTCGCAATGATCTAAGTGATGTTGGAGAAATGTTGTCCCACTTAGTGACCCGTGAAGCACCATCTTGAAGTGACTGCTTGGTGTCAAAGCAATAAACTTGGAAAGTGCCTGGCAGAACAAGCAGATAAAAAGCATTTTTCTCAGAGTAAACAGACTTGATATTTGCTAGTGTTTCACCTGCCAAAGAAGATTCGAGATCGAAACGAACATTCTTAGATAGGTCACGCAATGGAGCAGACTTCTCTTGAATTGTCCTCATCAATGAACGAACACCTGAGTCTGACAAGAAAACAACGTCTGTTCCAATGCTTTGTATGGTGTCTCTAGCAATACAGCCTATAGAGCCTACTGTATCGCTTAGAACGAGAGATGCGGGTGTAGAAGCACCTGAGTAAACAAGAATCTGTTTCTTACCAAAGATAAACAAGAAATCATTGTGTGCTGCCAAACCCATCACTTCATCAGCACCATTAGGCCACACACGGGAAACATCTAATGTTCCTGAAGTGCCGCCACCCCATACATGACCTGCAATCAGGTCTGAGAAGCTAATAGTTACTTTATCAGTTGATGTATTAGCCACCCACAAACGACCAAATGCTGAAATAGCAATGTTGGCTTGAGGAACTGTAGCTACATAACCAGACTTCTCAGAAACTCTGCGGTAAGTTGTTGTACTTACAGCAGGGTCATAAATGAGTGGATCGTGACCAGTTTGGAAGAAATATGCAATGCCATTCAAAGATGCACATTGCCAGTTACTTGCTGTGATAGTAGGAGCAGAACCGCCACCACCATAGGTCAACTCAGTTACGGCATTAGCCGCACCAAGTTTAAATATCTTGTTGTTGCCAGCAAATAGAACAGTCAAAGTTCCATCGTTTTGAACTAACTCATGGATAACACCAACATCGTTAGCACCCAAATCACCAGAAGATGA